TTCATCTTACCGAAGCGTTGGTAGTTAAGTAACATAACGAAGGCACTGAATAAACTGACACCCTCATTAAATACTGTTAATGCTAATGACTTAGCTACACCAACCAGTGAATGTACATCTGCATCCTGCATAAAGTCTACCTTATCAGCTAACTCTTCATACTCTAGGAAGGCACTATACTCTGACTCGTGTAATCCTAGTGTGTCATTCAGTAGTGCATAAGCTCTAGCGTGGATACCTTCTCTCGCTGCAAAGGACATCAGCATCATACGTACTTCGTTGTTTAGAAACTTAGGGATATAATAGTTACAGTAGTTACCTGCCACTACTACATCTGACTGAGTAAACAATCGTAGTATCTGTGTGATATGATTCTTCTCTGTGTCTGATAGTGTACCGTCCTTCCACTGTGTTACATCATCATTGAGATTAATCTCCTTCTCTGTCCAGTGTAAGTCTTCGTGTTGCTCTGCATACTCCACTGCCCAAGGGTGGGTGAATGGTTTATATACCTTACTCTCTTCCATTAACCCTCGCAAGCTAGACATTCTGTATCCTCCATAAAATCCTTAAGTGCTACTCTCTCTACCTGTTGTCCTACATTCTCTGCATTATTGGCTGATGATGTGCGTAAATAATATAATCCTTTTAGCTTAGACTTCCAAGCATTCAGATGTACCTGTGACACATAGTTCTTATCACTACCTGCTGGAAAGAATAGGTTGACACTCTGACCCTGACAGATAAACTTCTGTCTATCTCCTGCGTGTTGTACTACCCAGTGTTGGTCTAGTTCAAAGGCTGTCTTGAATACATCCTTCTCCCATTCAGTTAAATAGTCCAGCTGTTGTACACTACCCTCGTGGTGGTTTATGTTTCTCCACTCCCTCTCTAACCACTCAGCATCCTTGCCTAATCTAAGTCTGTGTTCCTTCATTACTTTCTCAAGATGTTTGTTCTTGATTAGGTGACTACCAATCCTTGTCTTATGTACAAAACTGTTAGACTTAAGAGGTTCAATACTTGGTGATGTACCTAGTATCATACCACTGTTAGCATTAGGTGCTATAGCTAGTAGGTGTGAGTTTCTTCTAGCTGTACCTACACCATCTAGGTACTCACCTCTAGTATCTCCCAGTGCATACGTTGCACCCAGTGCCTGCTTCTTAATTAAGTTAAATATTCTTCTGTTGTGACTGACAGCCATCACAGATTCCCAAGGTACATTCTTAGATTGTAGGTAGCTATGGAATCCCATTGCACCTAAGCCTAATGAACGCTCACCTCTAGCACTATTAATTGCTTTACGTAGATGTATAGGATGTGCATCATCTATGAAACAAGTGAGTACATTATCCAACATAGTTATCAAATCTACTACTAAAGATGTGTCTTTCCATTCATCAAACCTTTCAAGATTGACAGAAGACAGACAGCACACCGCTGTTCTTTCCTCATTTGTTGGTAAGTGAATCTCATTGCACAAATTGCTACCTTTAATCTCAAGTCCTTTCTCCTTTAACGCTTTCGGAAGATGTCTGTTAGCTTCGTCAATAAAGTTGAGGTATGGTTCGCCAGTTCTGAAGCGTACCTCGATAAGTCTTTCCCATAACTCTCTCGCACTAATTGTATCACATACCCTACCATCATTAGGGTCAACCAAATCCCAAGGGCTATCAGAAATAACGGAATCAATAAAATCATCAGTAATATTAATAGCGTTGTTGATATTAAAGCACTTGCGGTTGCTATCGCCCCCAGTCGGTACTCGAATGTTAGTGAACTCCACCACGTCTGGATGGTTGATATTGATATACGCTGCATAACTTCCTTTCCTTGTCTGTCCTTGTTTATAAGCTGTCATCGCTGAGTCAGCTACTTTAATAAATGGTAATGGTCCTGGTGCTTTGTCACTAACAGGACGTACGTCACCCCAGTGTCCACCTACACCACCACCTTTGACACTCAGCCAAGCTAACTCAGATTGGTGCTCAATGAGACCATCAAGAGTATCAGGTATGTAAGATAGAAAACAGCTAATAGGTAGTCCCTTTGTTTCATCACCCACTGTAGGTGCATTACTAAGTATAGGACTACTAAACATAAACCAACCACTACTAACAGCATCGTATAACCTCTGTGCTAAATCTAAATCACCATCACAGTATGCCACGCACGTTCTAGCGTACGCTTCTTGCGGTGACTTCTCTTTATCCTTAAGATAATAACCCTTAAGAAGCTCCTGAGATTGAGTGGTCAACATCTTATCCCTTGTTCTATCTATTGTTATACCTAGATATTCAGACTTCATCTCTAACCTCTATAGTTAATACACCTTCATCTTCACCTATAGTCTCAAAGGTATAGGTCAATCTTCCTTCAGAGTGTAGCTGTACTGCATCTAAGAATCCATTATCATATTCTTTCTCCCCGTTCCTTACTAATAGGTACCATCCCATAGTCCACATAACAATGTTATATAGAATGAATCCCTCAATCGTCATCGTCATCAAACTCACTCCTCTTCGTAATTAGTTTATACTCAAAAGCATCCAGTAATTCCCTAGTGTTTACCTCTAAAATCTCACAGATAAGACACTCATCATAACCTTCTGCTTCAACCCTATCCTTAAGCTCTTCAAGTGTCAGCATTGTTTATAATAGTTAAGGTCTACAGCATCTGTTGTTTGTTTCTTGTCCATTCCTTTAGCTCCTTAATTTCCTTAGTTGAAAATATCTTTATCTTATGTTTGGCACACCACTGTCGATAGGTTATCTTACCACCTTTACGTACCTTGCTATCAGGCTTAGGCATCAGAAAGATATATTCTTTTTCCTCAAACCTAAGTTGTTCAGCGATAGCTTTATACTTAGCTGTATCACCAGGTCTGAAGAAACCTTTAACCTCTATGTAGTAGTCACCACTAACGAAGTCAGGCATATAATTCTTACGCATAGTATAGGCTACCTTATGTGGCTCATAGTCCCACTCTTTCTGACCTAATAACTGGTGACATTCCTTCTCTAGTTTGCTTCTATACTTTTGCATCAAAGAACTCCTTAGATATATCTTTGTCTTCATAAAAGTTATTCAATCTATTACCATCTTTATCTACCTCTAAGACTGAAGGTACTTTACCTACCTCAGTTAGATACTTAGGTCCATTAGAATAGATGAAAGTACGTAGCTCAGGGTAACACTCGTGCTTAAAAGAACAATAGCTACAGCCTACAGGTAACTTCATATTACCACTCTTACCATCAGGTACTGGGTCATAACATCTAGTTGGTGGCTTAGTGTTAGTCACTAAAGCTTTAATCTTTTTAATTCTATCTATGATACTGAAGAAGTTTAGCTTGGTCCAGTACCACTTAGATTCATCAGCCATATCATACTTAAGATATGTCAACTGCCCAGTGGTCTTATCCATAACTAACCAACCTACATCAGTAGTCTTCTCAGCGTGTGCATAACCTTTAATCTGGTCTACATAACCGAAGGGGTCATTATCAATTAGACTACCATCCTTAAACTTCTTGAATCCATAGGTACTGGCTGACTTAACATCTGTCAGTACACCATCAATCTTACAATCCATACTACCTTTGATACCTGATACCTCTACCTTCTTCTGTTCATCAGTCACCTCGTGACCTGATAACTTAGTCAGTGCTAGTACCATTTCTTCAATGAGGTGACCATATAGAAACTTAATGTAGACCTGAGGTTGTAGCTCCTCACCTTTATAGCCATTATAACTATACCATAACTGTCTATCCTTCTTACCTATGTTAGACATACGTAACTTACGCTTGTCGAACTTGTGTGCTGTGATATTGTTTCTAAGGATTGCCTTCATATTCTCCCCGAAATCTTCAACAACTTTATCTACATCTACGCCTTCTGCTACCACCTTGGTATTCATTAGCTCATAGATGTCATCTACTAGTGTGTCTGTTGTACTCATATTAGCTCCATTTAAATATTTCAATAGGGTCATTCATATAGACACCTATGTGTGCTGCTTCTAATTCATACTTCTTTACGAGTGCAGAATCCTTGCTCTTAAATACAAGTACCTCATTCCAATCAGGATGGTCTAACATCCAGTCTCCTAGAGAAGCTCGTCCTTCATCATAGTCATCCTCTTGTGTCCTTACTAGTGTGTCTGTGCCCACGTTTTACCTACCTTATATTCACCATCCAACGGACAGTTTAGTTTAAAATCCTGACCTGCTCGGATGATGCAGTCAACTGCTAATCTACCGAACTGCTCTGCTTGT